TACTTGATGAATGAAATCTTTAGCGTCATCCATCTCGGATTTAATAACGCCAGCAAGATGTTCCATGTCTATTTCTTCATCGACCTCTACTTCCATCTCAGAAGATTCGATCTCTTCTTGCTCAAGTATGTCTTCTATTTTGTCTTCGTAATCTTTTGCCATGTACAACTATCCCACTCGAATAATTCGAGACTTTAAAGGTTTTTTGAAATTATAACCGAAAACACTCTCGCTTCCACTAAAACTTGCGGCACTACTTGCCATGGTCAATGCAAGTGCGTCTGCTTTGTCTGGAGATTTAATTCCGCGCTTACGCATTTCATCTTTGCTCTCTATCTTTATCTTTCCGGCAGAGGTATATTTGTACAATGGCGCAGCCAATTCCGAGGCAAGCTCATCATCCATAGGAAGTCGGCAATCTCGCTGCGCCAGCCAATCTTTAATCGCAAACCATAATTCAGCACGCAAGTTCAAATAGTTCTTTTTAGATGATGGAGACTCGGAAACATTTATGCCACGCACGGGAAGGTTTTGCTCGCGCAGTCTATCGACCACGCCCGCACCAATGCCAATCACATCAACCAATATTTCTTGCGGTTTGTCCATCACAGTTGCATCATCGTAGCGATTCTTAATCACCCCGCACAATTGCATCAGATCCATTGAAGCAAAAGAGGTGATCTCAAAGACTGTATTTCCCTGGCGCACGCACAGAGCAGAGTTATCTCCACCGAACCTAGCAACATCTAATCCCCAAAGGATTGGTTCACTTGGCGTAAGAGACACCTCTCTGTTGATGGCATCTCTGACTAATTGCATGGGGATCACAGTGTCATCGTCTGATTGCGGGAATTCGCCCATGACCTCTACTCTGGAGACTGTTGAGTCTTCCCCGTACTGCTCGATCATCTTTTCAAATAAAGATTTGTCCGTGCCTTCGACTGTGCGGGAGTCTATTTGTAGATTTTGCCAAAACTTTTGTTTGCTGTGGAACGAATCATAAAAAGGGCCGGAGTTTCTACGTGGATTAGAAAAGGTAAACCAGTATCTATTGGCCGTTGGTTCGGAAAAGAATCCTTCAGATACGGAATATATGGGAGCTGGTATACCGGACGCTTCGTCCATAATTAAACACACCCCGTACGAGGAGTGAATACCAGCGAAAGCATCTGGATTCTCTTCTGACCAGAGTTGCGCTTGTGCGTAGTAGTAGCCAGTGTCGATCTTAAGGTCTTCTTCCAGGGCTTTTTGAAACCATGGTGCTGGTTTAATGGTTGTAGCAGTCTTTTGGAACCAGTGAGCGTTCATGGAAAGAGTCATCCACTTACCAAGTTCAGCCCATGTTCTTGATCTAAGCTGCTGTTCGGTGTTGGCAGTAACGATAATGGTTGCTCCTAGCCTGGTAGATAGCATCCATATGATAATCCAGGAAACCAGTGCAGATTTGCCAATACCACGACCTGAAGCTACAGCCATTCTAAACATCTCTGGTAAATCTTTTACACCATTGCGAGCAATATGCGTGGTCATTTCCCTTAAAATTTTTTCCTGCCACTTCCTAGGCCCTGTGAAGTGCTCAAGGGGGGTATCTTTTAAACCCCATGGGAAGACAAACTTAACAAAGTTAAGCGGATCGTCCTTGATGTTCATTGACCATATTTCGGTCATGAGTTTCTTTTCGTCTTCTACTTTATATTTCATAAAAAAATTTTAAAAAAATAACAAAAATTTAGTTCATTAGTTATATATATATACGCGCCCACCACGCACGAACGGGGGGGTCAAATCGGTTTTTTCTCTCAAGCACGTCCGCCCGTCAAATCGTCCGGATTTTCGCCCGTTCGTTCGCCCGTGTGCCCGTCCGGGTCGTCAAGGTCGTCCCTAGCTTTACCTGGTGCGTTCTGAGACGTTCGTTCGTCCGGGTGAACGTTTGTACGCTCCCGGGCCGAATCGATTGACTCATGAAGCTCTAAGGCGTCCGAGGCCGGAGCTAAAATTCTCCCGTGTGCTTGCGTGAGCAGGTTGGCCAGGTCGAAGTTGGCTACAACTTCCTGCCGGTCGGCCCAGTTCTCGGATCTGTTCTTTAAGTAGAAGATTTGGGCCGTTACATTCTTATCTATTGTCGCTGATTCATACAGTGCATTAGCTACCCGGGAAATTCCCAATGCCTCACCCTTTTTTATAGCTTCCTCAATTTCCCCAAATTCCTTTCGTCTTCTATCAATAGTTGACCAGGAAACCCCGAGGCATCTTGCGATTTGTCCGGATGTTAATCCTTGAGATCCGAGTGCAACTATTTTATCTAGCGTCTCAGAATCGTTGAGCATCTTTTTTTTTCTGCCTGGTCGTTTCTTTTCCATAGCCTAGTTTAATGCAGTATTGAGGAAGTTATTCATCTTTTTGATAAATATGTTGACATTCTTATATCACCTATGAGAAGATCTAGGAACCTAGGGGAACACCTGGGCATTTTAAGGAGAATAGAATTATGAATAACGTAACCACTACCAACAACAGCCCTGGATTGAAGGACAAGTTGGACATCATAGCCGACATATTTGAAAGCAAAACAGGGTTAATTTTTGATGACTGCATCAGCGATAAATCATTCGCTGATATTGTGATTAAATATTCAGATGAACCGGCCCTGGTAATTGCTAAAAGATTAAAAGCATTTAACAAATTTGGGGTGGCCAAATGATAAATGCAAAACAAAATCCAAAATGTGCGGACTTAGTCCAGGACAAATTCAACGACACCGAGGCCACCTATAAGGAGGCCCGAAAATTCTTTCAAGAATACCAGGACGCAACCGAGGGCGAACAAATTGCCATGAAAGTGTTTGACAAACACCGGGGCGATTATTTCCATGAATACGATGATATGTTCGATTATATAAATCAAACCGCTTTATCCTGGGATTATGTAGACAGCGAGGGCAGAGAAGCCGGATATTATCGATTGCAGTTATCCTGGGGCGGACCATCTGACGAGTTTCGAATCTATGTAGACCGGGACAAAGATATTGATGTTATCGAATATTGGTACATGGATTGGTTTGATGGTGCCCATGTCATGGTTCCTAAAGATTCCGAATCCTGGAATGTCTGCGATGAGTTCCTAGAATGCGAGAGGTGGAAATAATGTACGAAGTAATAATTGAGGATGAGAACCTCGGCACCATTACAGTGATGAGATCCGATAACCTAGGGCAATGCCTGGACAAACAAAAACGATTAATCCAGGACGGGCATTTAGAATGTTTTATTACCAGGGGGAAAGCATGACATTCGAACAAGCTAAATATAAATATAGTTGTTATGCCCGGGATGTCCTGGGATTAGTTGGCGAGTTAGATATACCTAGCCGGGATACATCAACAGTTTTAAACCTGGTTGTAAATCTAAAAGAATGTCCATTATGGACGCTTAGAAATGATGACTATGAGACCATAGCAACCATTGACGCAAACACGGGCAAAGTATTATGAAAGAAGAAACAACCCGGATTAATTACCGAGGCGTTCCCGTTGATATTACTATTACCTGGAATTATTTTGAAAACGTAGATCCTGGCATAGATCATATAGAAATTAATACCCTGGACAAACACCCGATCCCACTAACCCCAACCGGGTATAGATCGCACTTTTGCAAATTCCCGGATAATTTCACCATGGCCGAGGCTATAACTTGGTTCTATGAACAGAACGGGGAACAAGACCCGGATAACCTGGAGGAAGATCTATTTTCTAGCGTCTCACATGAGCCACACGCAACGCAAAGCATTAAACATGATGCAACCCCTAGGGATATAAAAACTTTTAACTCTGAGCCTCTGATTAAACCAGGGGCGAAGGCAAACCAACCATCATTATTTTAATAAGGAGATAAATATTATGAATGAAGCAATAGAATTAAAAATGTCAGAATGGATAAGCAAGGAGGACGATGTAAGTATGTTTAAGTTTGCGTCAGTTCTTTTTATAACCGCCCCAAAAGATAAAGAACCACAACTGCAAGAAATTTTATATCAGGCTCAGCAAATTGCCGAAGGCATGACCGATATTCAAATAGCAAGGGCAAAAAAAGAAATTAAACAATTATTAAACGAGGGAACCAACAATGAATAAAGAACTAAACCAAATAATCCAAGACCTGGCCGACCTTAGTTATATCGCCCTGGATCTAAAGGAAGATATAATTTCCGGTGAACCATCTATTGAAACCGCCATAGATAAGATCAACAAGATCCACCAGGTATTAATCTTTAACCAGGATAAACTCATCCAACTAACCGAGGGGGAGAAAGATGTACGCTAAAAATGTATCACAAATGGATGTTTTAATAGCTGATGAACTTAATCAATGTATGGCGTGTGATTACACCTCATACGAGTATGGAGAAGTTTACAGCAAAAAAGGAAACGAGATTACTTCCTGGAATACAGAAGACCATGTTGTATGCCCTAGTTGTAAAAGTTTTGATTATTATATTTTGGAGGAAAACGAAAATGACACAGCATAAAGAAATGATTGATGAGGCCCGGATGTTACTCAGCACGAAAAAACAAAACATCCCAAGCATGAGCCGGAACTTTAAAAAAGATTACTGGCTCTTAACCTACCCGTGCGGAAAGATTGTTAAAACTTACGAGGATAAACGCAAGAAAGATATTGTTATCCAGGAATCGCACCAATGATTGAAATAATTGGCTACATAACCGGGATCGGTTTTTTAATATGGTTAGTTGCTGTATGTATTCTTTACGCGGTAGCCAATCACTGGATGGATAAATAGAATTTGGGCGGTCTAATTAATTATTTAAATTAAGAAGATTGATACCGCAAAAGAAAGTCCGCTTGTACTTTACCAAAGAAAACAAGCACCGGGGCGAATGTTTAGGGTTTTTCTGTCATTAACCTTGAACGCAACTCGCCCCACCTTTAAGATTTAATTATGAGCAAATACAACTACAACAAAGCATACAAAGGGGCCAGGCTCATTCGAGCCAACGCACGGACGGAAGACGACCTCTACGACTGCATCACCGCCCAAGGCTATGACGAATACCCAATCGACCCGGCCATCCTACAACAGGCCGAAAACTATACTTTCAGCGATTCAGCGATCCCCTTGCTCAGACAATTCCTCGATCATAATCTTGCCCAGGCCGACCAACAGGAGATGTTTCCGCACGCCCGGTTTTGCTTGTTTAACGATCCTGCGTTCTCCCTCTACCGCAATCCATAAGATCCCCGCTTCGACCAGCTCATCCACGCACCGACCAACAGTACGCCTATTCAACCCGGTCATCTTGCCATAATAAATATACGCATCATGCGAGGAACAGCTCAAAATTCTATGCCTTTCGCAGATCGCCCAAAGAACTAACTTCGTGGCCGGTCTAAGGGAAGTATCTCCCGCACGGGAACGGAACCACTTCCACACGCACGATTTCAGTTTCGAATAACTCTTATACTTACTCAGCACGGACGCACGTACGCATCCGGATTCGTTCTCTTTGTCCGGGATGGAGTTTTCTATCCACCAGTATTGATCGTTCATTCGTTCACTCTATCTGAATAAGGGAAACCCCCTTCATGGGGTTTTCCTATTTGTTTTGTTTGGGATATATGGTACATCTAGTACCCTTCATAGGTACTACTAGTGCCATAGTATGGTACTACTAGTGCCATTAAACAGAGTGACAACGCGACCAGGGATGAATGAAACACCCTCTTTTTGGGGGTAGGGTTCGGGCATTTCTCATCTTTACGTTTTAAGGAGAGAGTCCCGATCGCGTTATCAAATTTTATTATCATCTATTAATCCTGATTACCAAAGACTAATTGATGGATTATTTTCTCGAGAGAATCCAGGGTTTTTTTCTCTTGCCTGGTAAGTTTCTCTTTTTTGACCAGGGGTTTGCCATGCTCGGCCAAGGCATTGACCATGAGTTCCTTTTCGTCATCTGTTATTAGTATTTTTACCATCATCTTTTGAATCCTCCTTATTGGTTTCTTTTGGTTTCTTTTTGCCGAAGATCCGGTCGAAGTTATCTCGGTATTGTTCTGTGTAAATTAAATCTCTGGGTTTATCTCCTTTGCCTGCCATCTTCACCTCCTGGTAATTGTTTAGTGTCAAACCATCCACTCGGGTAGTTAATCATTTTTCCAACCCATTTATTAAAAAAACGAGGCTCTGAGATGCCCTCTAAGGCATTTTCTTTACCCGGTCCATGCTCTGCCCTTAACGAAGTTATCACGTTTCCTGGCATTTTTGATTCTCTGGTAATTTGGTTATACATCTAAAATTCCCACTTAATAGCATCTTTTTTATACACTTCCAGGACTGCGTTTCGCCTTAACAATGTCATGGGATTGGTATCCATTTCATTTGAGTTAGCTTTCACCACCTGGAAATTTACAACCCTGGTTCTATCAAACTCTAACCCCTCATCCGCACAAATATTTTCCGCAGTCTTTTCGTCTGTGATAGAAATAGTGGCCGCCATTCTCATTCCATCGACAATAGCCGCGGATCCCCTTATCGACGAACGAGAATCCCAGCTTGATTCCTGGCTCTGCAATCCGGCCTTGCTCATATGATGAATAGATAAAACAGAACACTCAAACTTTGATGCGATAGAAGAACAAAATTGACAATACAGTTGAGCCGCTTCTTGACTGGTAGTAATAGGTGCCGCAACAAAAGATTGTATTGGATCGATCACGACCAGAGATAGATCTGGAATGGTGGATATCTCATTAATAAGTTCGTGAGCCTCGGGCGTTAGATCTAAACCCCTAGCATCATCCTTTAATAATATTAATGGTTTAGGTGCATCTGGCACTGTATAAGCAAAGACATCATACATAGCGTTATGCCTCTTATCTCCAATATCCAACGCCTTAACCCGTCTAAAGACTTCGTTTCTATCATCTTCTGCCATCAGCATGAGAACATTACCGGCATTTTTAATAGGTTTATCTAACCAAGTTCCTTGCCCCTGGGACACTTTGATAGCCAAATCCAGGGCCAACATACTTTTACCAACACCACCGACTGCCGCCAACAAACTAGGTTTAGATTTTTCTAACAACCCCTCTACTAACCAAGATCTGGGCGGTGGATTTCCCTTTAATTGTTTGATAGAGAAACTTCTTATGCCTAAACCCTGGTCGCTAATCTCTAACTTAACCGCATCCAATCCTTGTTTAACTGCCAAATCATTAAAATCACCTTCAATGGATGGGATTCTTACCAGGCAGTTGTAGTATCTGGTCGCAATCTCTTCTGCTTTCTTTCGGCCAATGTCTGTTTTATCGTTATCAAAGGCTAAATAAATCCTGGCATCAGTCTTTTTCCTTATGTTTTCTACCGCATCACTACCAAAGTTAGCCGAAAAAACACAAGCCACGGGCATCTGCGTTGCATCCCATACACTTACACCGGTCGCCATGCCCTCAACCACGACCAGAGATTCAACTTTTGATAGAGAATTAAAGTCAGTCCCTATTAAAAAGATGTTTCCTTTAACTTGACCGGCTGATACAAACCTTTTAGATCCATCTTCCTGGATAAACTGCAACGATCTAATCTCACCATTAACATTATAAATAGGAACGACCAGAGATTTATTGTGTAGCTTTAATGAATAACTTTTAATTTGTTTAGCGTCCAGGTAAGGATGTTTTATAACCTCTGAGTAAGTCTTAAAACGATTCTGACAATCTTTAGCAACTTCCTCATACCTTTGCAGCTTTTGTTTTTTAGCCTCTTCCTGGGCCTGTTGCATCTTTAACTGTAAGTTTTGTTTTTCATTTGGGCTAAGTGTATTGATCTGGACAGAACTCCATTTGTATTCCGCCCCCGTTCTCCAATTTCCGTAAGTTGCGAATATGTGATTATTAACAACATTAATAACATACCACCCTGATTTTTCATTGCCTTTATCCGGCCTCACTCCCGGGGTTGCTTGTACTGAGATCCTTACCAGATCACCGCTTGTGTTTAAAAATCCAACATTCAATCCTATTGTTTGCATTTCTGCAATAAGATCCTGTTCATTGCCCTTGTTCTTTTCTAAATAACTCTTATCTTTATTCAGTCCGTGTTTTATCTTGTATTTTATAAGATCCATCTACCCCTTTCCTTGCCATTTCGTTGGCATATTTTAAATATTCTCTGGTAAAACCCTCAAAAAAACTGCATCGATCGTCCTCACTCCAATCACGAAACGCCCAGCTTTTATTTTTAACAGAAAATTCTTTATATCTATCTTTTATTTGCGACTTAGCATGAAGAACACCAGCCACAGATACTTGTGCCACCTTTGGCGATCTATTACCTTTCTTAATTTCTTCTTGATGTTCCATACTACAGGCCCCAAACCATTTACCATCTACCTCGACCAGAAGAGGCCCCACTGGATCGCCACAGCAACCGCATAGTGAGGGCCTATCTGATTTTAAGAAGTTAAAATGGGATGTTGTCTTCGGCTTCTTTGCTAAAAACAGGCTCATCCGCTTTTACTTCTGTCACTTTTGATTTAGGTGCTAACCACCCTTTACCTTTCATATCATCGATGGCGGCATAACCCTTCACATCTTTGATAACATTTGCTCTAACTTTTATACCAATCAAGTTAGAACTTTCATCTGGAAAACCATCAGGAAATCCACCAGCAATAGACATTGCGTGTAATGATGATAAACCAATGCTAATAGCTCCCTCACTCTTTTCATGGTCTACTGTGAAAGCATGACCAATCATAAAGTTAGGTTTATCAACAACTCTAAATAAAAGTTTTAGAGCTTTCCATCCATTCTGACCTTCGATTTCCTCTTCACGGACACATTCAAGATCATATGCCCCTGGTTCGAGTTCTTCCAAGATGCTGTTTTCAGCCTGTGCTTTATATTCACTTAATTTCATTTTTTCTCCTTATATATAATAATGTGTAAATATTTTAACCAGGATCATAACTGTCATAATCGCCTAAGTAGTCGATATAACTTTCACAATCCACCTTTATAACGGCAAGTTGATGTAGGCCGTCAGCAGGTAAAGAATTATTCTCTGGATTTATTGTGTCTAAAAAATTATCTAAGACCTTAATAAATTCCTCGAACTTCATCGTTACCTCTGCAACTTCGCCCAAATTACTCACCCTTTTCCTCCCCCAACATAGCCTTTCTAATCTCAGGCCATGAGAATGGAAGTTGATCTGGAAGTGCGTACCTATTTTTTGCAAGATAGGCAGGTTTCTCACGACAGTAAGCAACCACATCTCCAGACACCGCTTTTGTTGTCATGTTGCCACCTTTCCCCTGGACTTTAACAGTACCAAGTTTGTAGTTAGCAAAGAAACAACAATCACTGTGTTCTAAAATTAAGTCAGCCGCCTTTCTGTGGAGTTTTAGCTCATGGCGGTCGTAGCCTTCTATCTCCGGAGACTCGAATCGTTTAATTTGATTATGTGCAATCTGCAAAGTAATCATATTCTTTTCTTCACGGAGTTTGTTTAGCAACTCTATGTACTGTCTCCAGTATCTAAGTACCTCAACGTAACCCTTCCCGAATCCAGGCTGCTCGATTGAACGCCATCCATTATCTTCGCACGCTTGTTGCCAAATCAATGGTTCAAGCCAATCCAGTGAATCAATGATGACTGTTTTGTAATCATGCGATTCATCAGCAAGATCATTAAGACAGCCCATGACTTCGTTGAAAGATTTACATAAATCAAACTGTGGAGCATCGATAGTACCCATGCCGTCCTCAGTTAAGATAAAAATAGGATCCGGCATAGACGCACCAAAGGTTGTCTTACCAATTCCAGCACCACCATACAGCACTAACCTAGGTGGTCTTTGTCTGCTCTTTGTTCTAATATCAGCTAGACTCATTTTGCCACCTCAACTTTAGATTCATCACCTTCAACAGCGTCTTTTAATTCTCCACTGTATTTAGCTGCTGCTAGTTGTTTGATTTCTATCTCAAACTGCAACCTAGCTAGGTCTTGTTGCAATCTGTTTATTTCTTGATTGCATAGAACAGTCTTGTTGTACAGCAATCTAGTTTCATCAGAAAGCTCCTCAACTTTGTATTCTTTACCCTTATCATCAAAGCTAAACGTTAGCTCTTCTTTATTTTCTTCACTCATAATTTTACTCCTTGGTTTCGTTTATAAGTTTCACAAAGACTGCGTCCATTGCAGAATTTGCAGTGATCCCCAAATACATACTCAGGGTTTTCATCCATACAGGCATCTGCCCGTGGTTTCAGAAAATCGTATCCCCAGTTAGCAAGATTTTCACCGGTAGTTTCCCATGTCTTAACTGCCCGTTCTTTCTTGACCCCCCGAGGTTGAACTATCGTTAGCTCCATAATTGTTTCAGCATTGCCGTACCTGGTAAGTGCGCCAAGGCCATAAATCATTAACTGTTTGTTGTGATCTGGAGCAACCTGCCATCTACCAGACTTAAGATCAATTACACAGATACGACCTTCTGCCAGTATGATTGCATCAGCAGTACCCCAAATGTTTTCGCTGATCTCTTCCATAGATACTTGCTCTTCGATTAATAACTTACCATTCAGCTCTTCTGTTCTTTTCGCCACATACTCTGTGTAGGTTCTAGCGCAATCAATCATCTCTTGGTCTATCTCAACTTCAAAATCTTCAACCATCTCGACCTTGCCAAGCCAATAATCTTCTAAAGATATATCACCATCCAAATGTCCTTTCATTAAAGTCTCACTCATCTGGTGAACCAACGTACCAGTAACAGCCGGGATGCTTGTTGTGTATGAAACTTGTGCCGCTAACCTAGGCATACCAGGACACGCAGTCCACTTATCTGCGGATGAAGGTGATAATAATGCGTGCTTACTTGGCATTGCTGGAAATATAAGATTGTTCTTCTATTCTTTTGACATCATCAAGATCGTACAAGATAGTGCCAGTTATTTTCCAATAACTTGGCCCGAGTCCTTTAGATCTTCTATTATCTATAGTCTTCTTGCTGACGCCCCATCTTTTAGATAGGCCGTCCGCATCTATAGTATTATTAATATCAAATTGCTTTAAATCTTTTATTTCCATGAATTTCCCTTTTTCCCGATTTAGCCTATAATACATCAATATTACTAAAATGGTAATATTTTATTAAATAAATAAGGAGTATTTATATGTCTATTGACGAAGCTACACCACAGGACTGGGATCAGGCTATTGACAGCCTTGCTTCCAACAACCAAATCGGTGGCGACCATTATAACAAGGGAACCAACATAGAACCGATTGATTACATCATGGCCAATGGTATTGGGTGGTGTTTAGGTAATGTAATTAAACTTGTAACCAGAGATAAGCATGACAAGATTGAAGATCTCAGGAAAGCCAAGCATTACATAGATTTAGAATTGGAAAAGGTTTATGGGGTTGATGGTAATGGAAATAAAATTCCAGAGGACATGCTAAAAAAATCCTTATAGGAGTATGGCAATGAACTTATCTGACTTTGATGATCCAATCATCAATGAGAGGAATAACAATAGTGCTTTGTATATTAATAAATACATCGCCCGTTCTCTTGTTGATTTTGCTAAGTCAAACAAGAAAGATCCTCGTGTATTAGCAGAGTATTTCCTTTCGTTAGGAATTAACTCTGCGAAGTACGACAAGGATCAGAAAGTTGTTTTTGACATAGAAAGTCTTTAACTAAGACCTTCTAAAATTTCCAAGACATTCTTGACGGCATCGTTGTTTTTCATATGCTCGTCTACGATGGTTAGTTGAGATTGTTTTAAGGGCAAGGAAAAAACTACGTTGCGGTGTGTTACAGCAACAAAAGCAAACAAATCTATCTCGTTGTCCTTGTATTTCCTGTGCTTGACTCGTTGGCCCTTACGCATATCAAACCGCCAGTTACCACGATTTTCTTCTATTTTGGATTGTGTCTTCACCTGGCATCGGTAAAGTTTAAGGTTGTGCTCAAAGACGATATCAGCAGATGCGTTGTGTGGTACGACTGCTACTGTGTCGCACACTTGAGATAGGATTGCAGCTGTGAGGTATTCACCAAAACGACCAACTCGTTCTGTTGCTAGGGGCATTTTATTCTAACAACTCTTTTACTGTTTGCTCTGCTTCTTTTGTTACTATTTCTGTGTAATATGCTTGTAACATTTCTCTTGCCTTTTCTTGATTTATTCTAAACATTCTATCTAATGTTTCTATTTTTTTTGATTTTAGCACCGCTTTATAACCAGGCGTTTGAACAAATCCTTCTATTTGCTGCCTAAGGCCTAGATCTTGCTGTATTGCCAATAGTTGCTCGTATTGCTCCGGAGTTAACTTAACATCTCCGATCTGTCTTTTTGCTAGCGGTGGCACATATCCAAGTTTTACAAATTCATTAAAAGCTACATCATTTTTTATTGGCGAAACATTGACTGGAGAATATTTACCACCAAGCGTATCTTTATATGTTTTTATTTCTCCGAATACATTTCTTCTGGCCGGCAAATCTTTGGATGTTCTTGCACCAAGCTCACTAAACACCTCTGGGAAACGATTAACAAAAGAGTCACCAAATGATCGAGCGTCTCTTATTATAGGATCGTCTGCTTTCCTTTCATAATACAAAGCGGTTGGAACAAAACTAGCTAAGAATTTTCTAATCGTTACTTCGCCATACCTATCCGGATCATTTAACATTTCGATCGCATCACTTAAACCAGTTAAGAATGTTTTATTGGTAATGTTTTCTGAGAAAGATGCTGCAACCATTGCGGTTAGTTGTCCAATTTCAAGCTCTTCATCTTCTGTAAGACCTCTTTCTACATATTTTCCAATGTCGGATATATCAGCAGTAAGCCCAAACAAAATACCAATAGGTTCAAATCTATTATAAGAATAATATTTATCGCCTATTTTAATTGAATAGGGTTGCCATCCAGTTTCTAACATCACAGATCTTTGCCTAGAGTCTGATGGCCCTCTGCCAGTAATTAAACCAGCTCCAGCATAATAATAAACTCCGGCAGCAACTGCAGACCCTATTGCTAATTTTGATCTAGCTAAATCAGCCTGACGGCCACCCTGTTTAATTGCTTTTTTGTATGCAGTTGTAAACATTGCTGTTCCGGGGAATCTTTCAAAAGCATATCTAACAATATTAACTGGCGTCCTTACAAAAGGGACAATAAATCTGAGAGATGGTATTTTTTGTATGACCCTTTGCAATGATTGGCCAGCAGCACCTATTTTTCCTTCCGCTAGTGGTGTAGTAAATGTTTGGTATCGACCAGCATCAATCGCATCTAAGTGTACCTTTGGATCTAATTTTTCTGGATTACGCATTAACTCATACGCTCTTTTAATTCCCTTTCCTTCCTTTTGAGCCGTTCTAAATGCTTGTCCCCAAATTTCTTGACGATAACCAATAGATTTAAAGAAAGCATCTTCAGCAACTAGGGCCGTTCCAGGAGCTCTAATTAATGAGCCTATAGGCCCAGGTATAACTTTCTGCCTATCTAGTTCCAATTTACTCATCGGATCAATAGCTTCACCATCTATAATGGCTTTTCTAGCCGCCCTGATGCCGTCTAAAGCACCATATATACTTCCGAATAGTCTTGCTCCAGATTCTCCAAAAGTTATTCTATCGGGGTTTCTGGAGATAGCACCAATTACAGATGCTCCAAAATATTCTATTGGCGTTAAACCAGCTACCAGCGTATTAGATAAAGTATTAACAAGGTGTGTTGATGGGGATGATAACAAAGCATTGATCCAAAATTCTTGTATGTAATCAATAAATCTGGGTTTAAATTGATCTCTTGCAAATTTTGCCATAGCCGCAGGATCATCAAGCATAGACATTTTTTGTGCAATATCTTTAATGTTTGCATCACCACCTTTAACATTAAGATAATCTTGAATTAATTTATCCCTGGCTTGTGGATTTTTAGATGATGCAGGGCCGATTGATTCTTTAAAGGATCTTAATGCGCGACCAGCTTCAGCAGTAATGCCAGCTATTTGTTCTTGAATTGCCGCAACCCTGGCCATAGATTGTTGAAACTTTATTAAGTCAACTTGTGATGCATTTGTACCTTTGGCTATAACAGATAAATCAAAAGCATCTTTTAATGCTTCATCAAATAAAATTCTTGCGGCCATTACCTCTTCAGAGTTAAATGCTTGACCAATGTTTCTTTTTAATAAGGTCGAATCAGATAAGTTTAAAGACCTAGCCAACGCTTCTAAGTTTTCACCATTGGTTCCAAACTTAACAACACCCCTTCTTGCTATTTCAAAACTGCTATTGTCTTTTGCAGTCTTGCGAATAATATTTATTATCTCACTCGGTTCGTTAATTTTGTCTAAGTTAATGTTGCCAGCAAACTTATCATCAGGAACGCTTACTCCTGGCGGTGTATCTGATGGTGGTACTCTTGGCGGCCTGTTAGCAAAACCATAATCTTTTGGAGTATAGCTAGATGGAACTTCATCTATAGGTTTAATTTTTGCAAGGTCCTCTTGGGACATAGATATACTTTTTTCCCTTGCCATTTCTTGCTGATATATTTCATCGGTTTGTTGCCTGGCTATGTTTTGTTTTTCAATCCTATCTGCCTGAATAGCAATATCCGAGTCCCTTTTATTTATTTTTTTAAATGCTTGTTCAACATCAGCATCAGACATTCTTAATGGATCAAAACCATTCTCTTCTAAAATATCTATTTTTTCTAACTTCCTAGCTTCTGCTTGTTTCCACTGATCGTAAGATATTTGATCCTCTGGATGAATTCTATTGTCTGCTATTGCATCTATAATATCATCTGCTAAATCTAGAACTTCTCCCTGATAAGTTTCCCTTGCTGGTAAAAATCCATCTTGCTCCATTGCTTCTTGAATTGAATCAAAATCTTTCCAACCAGCACCAACTCTTGCATCACCACCATAAGGAAAAACCCATGGCGGCAACCTGTCATTTTTAGCACCAATAGCATTAATTAATTCTGTTTTTCTGTAAAATTCAGGACTAATATTTCTTACAATATATTCTTTTGCTCTTCTGACTTTCGGTTCTGCACTTGGTTTTAAAGATCTTGGCATGACGCCAGAGTCAAAAGTTTTAGTTATATCTATCTTTGCTTCGCCTAAAGACTCATACGTTTTTATTGGCCTGTTTATTTTTTCTTGCTTTAAAAGTTTAATTGCTTCTTGAACTTCAACCGGGGATAGATCCCTGTTTGTTTGCAAGTTTTCCAAAGCGTCATTAATCTCTTGATCTGTTCTTGTATCTTTAAGTATTGCTTCGTATTTATCGTCTGCATTTCTAACAATGGCAACATCATTACCTTTAATTTTTGCAGTAATAATTCCAGTTTCATCATCAACTTTAAATGGATTTTTTTTCTTTGCCAATCGCTCTGCTTGTTTCTGTGCTTGAGCTTCAGCAACACTCATCGGAGAAACAACATTCGCACCAGCGTACGGGCCTGAAGTTATGGTTTCTGTTTTTACAAGTTGGTCTGGAATATCTATCGACTTGTTTTCAGGCACATCAACCGGCTGTATTTCTTGTGCTTTTTTATTGGCTCTTAATTTACCAGCAAATCTAAATAGACCTTCTACCGGGATTGAAATACCAGCACCCTCAACAGCCATTTTAAATCTTGCAACAGCTTCGTTATCATCTGGATCTGCCGCCAAAAATTCTGTTACAGCATTTGGGGCAACTTCTTGTATAACATTTGAAAGCCTTTCTTCATATGGAGAAAAAGCAAATTGTTCTGCTGCCGCACCAGCGGTGATTACTTTTGCTCCTTGTTTGATTATGTCTGGAAGACTTTTAGCACCGAATAGATTTGTTACGCCTTTTGTAATGCCGCCATAAGGAACCATAAATTGCCCAATATCTTGAGCAAACTCGCCAACAGGAACATCTTTAAAGCCAAGTGGAATTTCTTTTTTACCAACCTTAATATCCGGGAAGCCGATATTAGAGGTAGAGGTTGGCCGCATTGATTCTGGTGCCGCAATTTTATTGGCTGCTATTTCATATGCGTTTGGTTCTTTCAGCGCACTGTTTAACGCACTCAAGGCTGACGAGTCTTTGTCTCTTATTGCCTTACCAATTGACTGACCAATTACCATTGGTGATATTCTTTCTTTAAATGCTTGATTGCTAAGTGTTGCTGCTGCTACATTTCTAGCACCACCCACAATGATTTTGTAGGCTTCATCTGTAATATCTGAAAGGCCAGAAGATTCTTTATCGTCTTTCGCGGATAGCGGTGTAGCACCAGCGTATGGATCTTGGGTTACGGGAGTAGCACCAGCGTATGGATCTGTTGTTACTTCTACAGCTCCTGCGTATGGATTGGTTTGATTTGTTTCTGCCATTTCATTTTACTGAATTGTAAGTATTCTTCCATCTGTAGTCATAAACTGATCTCCTGGCTTTAATCCGGCCGCTACTGCCGCTGCTGTCGATGCAAAAGTTTGAAGAGATGTTGATTGTCCGCCAGTCTGGTTCAGTTTAGCTTTAGCAAGGGCTTGAGCTTGAATATCCTCAATCATCATGGTTGCTGGATCTGCTTTTCTGGAGACTTGCAATATTCTTTTGTCTTCTTCGGTCATTACATAACCAGGAACATTTTGAACTTTTGCCATTATGTCTGCAACATAGTCTGACGCTGTTTTTTTCTTCGGCACCCTAGTCTCAAGGTCGAACTGTGCTTGAGCGACCTTATCCATTCCGTCAGGGCCCATTCTTATTGCAAACTTATAAAGCGAAGAATTGGGATCCATTTTTTCTACGGCTTCATTAAACCTTTTCTTTCTTTCCGCTTGCTTCTTCTTGCCTTCTTGCATATTTTGTAATGCCAAGGTGTTTTGCACAAAATCTTTATCGCCTTTTAATGCGCCACCCAATGCGTAAAGCATCATAGATAACTTTTGGTTTTTAGCATCCTTGTCAGCAGAGCCAACTGGTGGCATACCCATAGGTGATTGCAGAGGTTGCATTGCACCAGGTTGACCACCGCCTTGATTAAACGCTTGTAAAATTTTACCAAAATCCGCCATTATAAAACTCCGTAATTAACTTTGTAGTAGCCGTTCTCGTCCTCTGTGACTGCTTCAGGCATATACTTTTTCACTTCTTGGGCGAGAACACCTGTAGTTAAGTCGTTTACTCTAAGCTCTTTTGCTTTATCGTTCCAATCCCAGGTATATACATTGTGTCCATTTTCAGACTTGCCAATAGGTTTAATGTTTTCTTTTAATCTTTCATCTGAAAACATAAGTTTTGTTGCAAATAACTGAGCAGCAGTACCTAAGATATCGCCAGTACCAGTATCTTTTTGACTTGTTTGTCCAACCAAAGGCGCACCCATCCCAGCTTGTAATAAACCAAGCTGTTGAGGCCCATAAGCCAAAGCTCTTTGGAATTCTTGATAAGGTACTTGTAGACCTTGTTGTTGTAGCTGTTGTTGTTGTTGACCAATTTGACCAAGCTGACCAAGTCTTGCTTGTTGTTCTGCGCTGATACCACCAAGTAATCCAGCTCTTTGTTGTTGCGCTCTAAGCTCTAGTTCTGGTTGCATCATGTTCATTCTTGCTTGAATATCTTGACTAGCTAATCCTGCTTGTTGGCCCAATTCTGCTTGTCGCATAGCTCTTTGTTGTTGTGCCTCGAAGCCTGTTAAACCAGCTTGTTGACCGAATTGTGCTTGTTGTAAAGCTCTTTGTTGTTCTTGCCCTGCACCAAATATACCAAGCTGTTGCTGTCTTGCTAAATCAGCTTGAGCTGCTTGTTGTGCTTGTTGGAAACCAGACTCTCTTAACCCAGCAGATGTTCTAGCCATTTGTTCTATGAATGGTCTTTGTGATTCACCCTCTAATAAAGCAGATCGAGATCCACCAAATGCACCAGCACCAATTGCTCTGGATTGTGCTTGACCCCTAGAAATATCAGCCTGTCGTTGAATATCAGCCATAGACTGATCGATCACTTGCTGTTGATAAGGTGATTGATATGCACCAATATCTTGGCTTAATAAGCCTCTAAATTCAGGAGTTTGAACGCCACCAATCTGTGCGGCTTGAGGGCCTTGTAGACCTTGTATGGTTGGTGATTGAAATCCTGTGATTGGTTGAATTGTTGGGGTTGGAGCTTGTGCTAATTCTTGCAGTCCAGACAAGGGATCGTATTGCATACCACTTTCAAATAAACCACGAGTGGCTTGAAACTGTTGTAATTGATCTGGGTTAAATCCAGCAACTCTTGCGCCTGTGTATGGAACGAATGGTTGTTGTGATGCAACCTCTGCAGCTTGAAAAAGTTTTTCCTGCTGTGCTTGTTGCCATGCTGGCATGGTTGCTGTTGATGTTGTTGGGCCTTTACTCATAATTCTTTACTTATTAAATGTTCTGATTTAAAGCCTAAGTGGCTTATTTTTTTTAACCATCCTTTTCTGCCACCGCCATATAATCTTTTACATCCAACGGCTTTAGCAAATGCTTCTAAAGATGGCAACATATTCTCTAACTCCTTGTAGTTACCACCACAAAACAGCAAGTTCATCGCTGTGTTCTGGGGGAATACCACGAATTCAGTTATCATGGCTGCCTTTTCGGCTGGCCATAAATGGAATATTCCATGCCTTATTTTATCTTCTATATCGTCTATTGTATAGGAATCTTGATGTTTGATCGCTTTTGCTATATATGGTTTGCAGCGTTCCCATTCAATTTCCCAGTCTTCTGGTGCTTTCTTGATTGGTGTAACTTTATTAGTCGCCTTTTCCATATTCTACGATACTTGCATAAACAGTTAAATTACCAGCACGATTGGCTTGTACCTTTAAAACATCGCCTTGATGGATAATAATACTTTTACTTAATAGTTCTTCGGTGGTGTAGGCTGCAATCGTAAACTCTTTAAACAGGTTATACACTGTCGCATCATGTGTGACAGTCACAGTAATGTCTGTTGTATTATTGTCATGGTCACATACCAAGATAGACTGAACAATAGAAAAATCAAAATCACCACCGCTAGGCGATGTGTAGAGTGTTGTTAAATCTGTGGTTGTAAGTATCTCGTGAGCTGTTTCTGCTCTTTGGATGTACTGTCTTTGTGAGGATAAATCCATTATCTTTTACCTCTTTGCTTCACATCTAAGCGTATATTACCCACTTGAAAGTCTTGTGTGGTACTGCCTGTCACAGTCATTTGTACTTGTCTTGCTGTGAATCTCGCGTCAGTATAACCATCACTTTCAAAAGTAAATGATCCAAAGTCCGTTGTAGGGCCTAGTGGAGTAAATTTACCCTTGAAACTAAGGGTGACACCTGGAAGCGTGTTAGCTTCTTCGTCTGGTAGTATTTGATTGCATTGGACATAGTTGTCGCCATTACCTATTTGGATAGGCCCAGAGGTCGCAAATGGAACGGCAGAGCCTAAATTCGGTGAGTTACCTAGCACAGTTGATTCGTGCTGATAAATAAACCCAGCATTGTCTGCTGAAGTTGGGAAATCAAAGACACCTTGGTCAACCCAGCATCCTCTATCTAGCTCACCAATAGACCAAACATTTTCACCATAATTCCAAATCACATATTTATTTGGTGAGTATTGTGATTCACCGCTTGGAAATCCAAACCATATTTCGTTGAAGTTAGAGTTGTGTCCACCCCAGCAAGCCTTTTTGCCTGGTACATTTAATAAATCGTAAACATAATCATGCACATCGCATGGTATTTCTCTCACTGTACCATCGTACACAAAGATAGAGTTTTCACCCATCCACGATAGAAAGTTACCAGTTGGAACAATGGTTCTTATACTAACCGCTTTACAGTTAGTACCTGCATCTGCAATACCATAAACAAAGGGTGAACCTGCATAGAACATTCTGCTGATTCCAGTATCACTAAAGATAATAATATCGTTGCCATGTGAAGCTGCGGCTATGGCTCGACCACCTGTAGGGATTTGTAAATCACCTGCGGTGTTGGTCGCTTTAGATGTCCAGTTGGTGTTGTCTTCCCTGTTAGACCAAGCAATCTTTCTTGGATCTCCGCCTGATCCTATAGCTACTAAATGTCTTTCGTTGGTAACAATAATAGCTTGGTTGCCTGTGGGTGCGTTGGGTACGACTGTTGCTATGGTATCGGCTGTTCCACCTGAGTTTGGTCGCCATTGATAAATCTTACCATCACCAGAGAAACAGAAGTTGAGGTGTTCACCCCAATTGTCAAAGGAGAAATGACCTGAATCTAAAGGCAATCCTGATTGTGAACGCGCATCACCATAGTCTTCTACGTTGTAATGGTATGCACCATAGCCAAGAGGGTCATTAGAGGCATCATTCACAAAGCCTACAGGGGTAATGTCAGTCCAGGTGTTGTCGTATAAAACGTAAACTTTTTCTCTTGTACCAACCGCAAGAATGGGTTGACCGAGATTATCGTTGTAGGCGTACATCCCAATGGGTGCGCCATCTAATGCTGTTTGTTTGAGTTTTGTCCAGCCACCTATCGGTTTAAGGTAGCCATTTTCGAAGCGTATTAAATTCCCGTCAATCCAACGACCTTTGTTGGCATAATCAGTTCCGTTTTTGACTATGCCTGCTGGTGGAGTGATTGGAAATAATGCCATTCACTTATGCTACTAAAGTTTTAGTGACCGATGTAGGTGTTATTTGACCTGCAATGTTTGAATCAAGGGCATCTTTTAAAGATTGCACTTGCTCTTCACCCATCGCACTTTCTACCCAGCCTTGCACCTCTGCTGCTGTCACGCTGTCAAAGTCTATAAAGCCTGATAAGTCTGAAGTGTCTAACACTTGAGTGCCATAAACACTTGCTGTGTAGGGATTGCCCTCTGCATCTACTTGTGTGTCTACAGCGTTTAATCGCCAGTGTACGTTATAAATTACGTTTGTTTGTTCTTCGTCTGTTGGGTATACGTCTACAGTGTTTACGTCCCAGTTATATGATATTGCCATGTTATGCTCCTTTGTTAAATTGCTGCAATTATAAATGCTAGTAGTTCACTGTAACGAACTCCTAACCTAGTTTGTTCTACTCCATCATCATTAGTCCAAGTGCTACTAATAAACATAGCATAGTCACCTGCATCTAAACCTTCTGCTGTAAAAGCATCTTGTAAGTCTTGGGCAATAATTCCAAAGTGAGTTCTAGCATCATCACCTTTTTCTTCTACAGCAGACTGCCATCTGAATTTTCTTAATAGTCCTTTGGCTGCAACAGCTACTCTAGTTTCTGCATCTGTTAGAGCTTCTATGTCTTGTTTCTCGTTTCTGTCTGAAGTTTGTATAGTGCCATTGGTAGCGTAGATGTCATCAAAACGAACAGAAGATGCCCCAATATCTTTAGCATTATCAGTCCTTACACTTGACCCATTTAATGGTATAAAAGCGTTTCCTTGAAACCCAATGCCGACATTTGATGCTCCAGTAAAACAAAAATCACCGTTTGAATTTGTACCAATACTACCTACGGATGTGCCGTTTTTGCGGAAGTCTATAATGTTGCCGTCTGTACTGGTGCGGTTTAAGTAAACAACAGAGCCAGAGTTAGCAGTGTCTTTATAAGCCGCTACTTGTAACTGACCATTATCTTTTAACGCAATTCCGTTGTCTGCATCAGAACCAGCAGTATTATCAAACGGATTATCGTCAGTAGTACCCACCAACAAGTTGCCTGATGAGTCGATGCGCATGCGTTCTCCATCAACCCCGCCAAATACATATCCAGTTACACCAGACTGAGTGCCATAAAACTCCAAAGGTCCAGAAACGCTATTACGCCCAATTTTATAATAATGTGGGTCATTCCCTAAGCGTAATTGGTCTGCGCTTGTTCCACCGTCCACTGTAAGGCGGGCAGAAGGACTACTCGTACCAATACCCACGTTGCCTGAGTCTCTAGCTATAACTAACCTGTCAGTTTCGACTAACGCAGTGGATATTGTGCCAAGTGCAGTGTAGTTGTTTAGCCCATCATACTTGAGATACCCCCCTGACGGGTTTACTTGGTCAGTGCCTTCCAGAAGTTTTAGTGTCAACTGTTGGTCGTATGCCGTAGAGCCAATGGAGACTGTCTGAGAGCCCGAACCCCTTACCTCTAACTTATCATCTGGCGAAGTCGTACCAATACCAACGTTGCCGCCATGTAAAACTCTTAAACGCTCTGTGCCATCAGTGTAAAGTAGAATATCTCCAGTACCTGCACCACCTTGATAAATTAAAAAGTCATCGGTTGCATCATTGGCAATACCAACACTCCAATCAGTGGAGGTTGTTGCACTGTCAAAAGCAATTTGTGAACCATTTGCTGCTGAGTTTACTGAAATTACTTCTGCACCAGTACCATCTACAGTCAAACCATCCATTGTGGCTGTGCCTGTTACGTCTATGCCTGAAACCGTTGTTGCAATTTTTGCATTATTGTTATGAAACAGCGTCACAGCACCATTTACCGCACCAGAAAAATATGTTTCATCACTGTTTGTGCGTTTTAAAAACAGATTGTTTTCCGCACGAATAAACAAGTCACCAGTGCCGTTATCCACAATATAACTATTAGACCCATCGTGATAAATCTGTAAATCATCACCCGCACCAAACGTAGCCTTGTCATTGTCGCCCAATGCTATTCCGCCATTGGCTGTAATTTCGCCTGTAACTGTAAGAGCTGATAAAGTACCAACGCTAGTTATGTTTGTTTGTGCTGCTGTTGCAAGTGTGCCTGTGATAGAAGTGTTTGCAGTTAAAGTTGTAAATGTTCCAGCAGCGGGGGTTGTACCACCAATGACAGAGCTATCAATAACTGCTCCGTCTAAGTTAATTGCTACCGATGTACCAGTAGCACTAAAGACTGCATCTAGGCTGTCTAAGTCTGTGTTGAGCTTAGTACCCCAGGTATCAGTGGATGCACCGACCTCTGGCTTGGTAAGATTAAGATTAGTAGTAAATGTATCTGCCATAAAAAAATTCCTTTAAGCTGCGTCTTGTTTGCCTAATGTTGTCCAGTCCGTTGATGGAACAGTTTGTTCTGTCCATTCGCTGCTTGATGCAGCTTGATTCGTCCATGTTTCAGCTGGAACTGTAATGTCTTCCCATTTTAAACCACCAACAGCAGAAAAACTACTGATTTGTGAGATGGTTGCTGAACCAAAGAATCTAATGCCGCCCGATGCAGTCATATCGCTTGTTTGAGCTATAACTGAATCTGCTCCAATAATGAACCTTCCTGTCGCGGTAAAGGCTGATGTTTGAGCCGAAGTCGCTTGACCTAGTGCTATGCGAACACCGCTTGATGTAAAGTCTGATGTCTGAGCAATAGTTGCTACACCATCTAAAACAATGGTAGCAGTACCTGTTGCTCCAGATGTTTGTGCAATGGTAGCCGAGCCAAGATTAACAATCTGGCCTGTGGAAATAAAGTCTGATGTTTGTGCAATCGTGGCTTGTCCACGATCTATCTGTCTTCCTGTTGCAGTAAACCCAGAGGTTTGAGCTATAACCGCAGATCCTAATTTAACAACCTCGGCTGTTGCGTCAAAGCCAGAGGTTTGCGCTATTGTCGCTGCCCCTGGTTTAACCAGTAAAGCCGATGATGTAAATCCAGAAGTCTGCGCTGATATTGCAGACACATGAAATGTTAAGCCTGCTACTGCGTCAAAGTCTGATGTTTGTGCAATTGTTGCGGATGCAACTTGATACTGCGGAGTGCCGTAAGCGGCAACCCCGTAGTTATATGCTCCATAGCCTACTGAGGCCATGTTATTAAGCTAATGTGATGTCTAAGTCGCCAGCGTCAAATCTGAATACATCACCGCTTGAAACTGTTTTTGAAGCAGTTAAAGCAGCCCAAGCTAGTAGGTTTCCACTAGATGATGCGTCAAAAACTCCAACATGAGTCACAGTTCCCCATGAGCCAGTTGCAGTTATAAATTCTACTGCTGCTCCATTGGTTGCTTCTGTAGGTGAAGTTCCAGATACAGTCATAGCTGGCATACTTTTTCTAGCGTAAGATCCGCCAGAAACTTCAGTGCCGCCACCTGAATCAGATGGTGCTGCTGTATATAAACCAACATACAATGTTCCTGGTGCTGTGTAAGCAGTTCCACCAAATACATGGTCAAGTACCTTGTCTTCTAAATAATCACTAAATCCAGCCATTTCTTATACTCCTAGCTATTACCAAAGTAATAAATGTTTTTTCTTTGTTTGCCGTATGTTCTTCTTCTTTGCATTAAAGAACCTTTTGCAAACTCTGCTTTTTCTTGCTCTAGTCTCATTTCTTCCAGAGCTTTCTCGAACTGTGCTGTAAATAATGGCACTCGTTCATCTTCCATTAAATAGATTGAAGCGTGTTTAAGTGATCCGTAAAGGTAAGCATCTGGATATCCTGTGGATAAAAAGTTGCTAGTATTAGAATCGCTTAACGCGTCAATCTTTCCGTAGTAGGTTAATTGTACTGTATAACTTCCGTCTGGGGTAGGTGCAAATTCAATTGAATCGTCAACCAAAGCAAAGTAAATCGGTTGCCCTGTTACGTTGTCATTAGACTTTCTGTAGACATCCAAGGACTCAATAGATTGCTGGAATAGTGGTGAAAAATTACCACTGTCGATTTGAATGTTGATAGCTTCTAACCAATCAGTTGGCACTGCAAGATATTGAGAATCTAAGGTTGCGGTTGCACGTTTAATCATGCCCTTGACTCTTAGTCTTCTGTTAAATTCTGCTTCTGTGCTATCGATGAATGTGTCAATCACGTCTGTTAAATCTGAACGATTTAGATAACTTGCGATGTTAGATTTTAATTCTGCGTATGTCATAGTTTACCTTGCCATGTTCTAAAGACTTTATTGTCTGAGTTATTTAACCACTTTCTCCATTGACTCATATCATTCGCCCATCCTTCTCGACACGCTCTTTGATATACAACCAATGGTACTTCTGCCACATGGCGAAGATCTTTGCCTGGCGTAACATTCTCTGCAATGTTTTTACAATGTTCAATTACTGGGTTTATGTCTTGAGTTGTATGGTAAATATCTTTATCACCCTCAGTAATAAACTCGTTGGTAAAACCAGTCTTATGATCTATAACAGTTCTTTTAGCCATGCAAGAATTTTAACACAAAAAAAAGGGATGCCGAAACATCCCTTTAAGGTTATTAACCGAGAACTTAACTTACGTTAAGGTCAGCAACGATACCATGAGCAGCTTCGTTGGATACTTCTAATCCATACTCAACCACGATCATTTTGGTCATTGCATCGCCTATTGTAGCAATGTCAACAGTTTTGAAATCACGCAAGTAAGATACTTTTGCGTACTCTGGATCAACCAACAGTAAAGATTCTTCTCTTGATCTGTTTGATGGAACTATTTTTAGCTCACCAAAGTCAGAAGAGTAGATAGATACTGATGCTTCAACAGTGTTTGCATCGATCATTTGTCTTGCTTGAGTTCTACCTGTGAAACCAGAGATAACTTGTTTGTTATGTGGGCCACAAATTGCCAATGATGGTTCACCACCATTTCCAAAAGAAAGTTGTAGAACATCTTTCAACAAGTCTTCTGTTAGATCTCTAAGAGTTCCGTCAGTTGGAGCAGCTCCACCACCTGTAGAAGCACCACCAGCACCTCTTGAGTCGTTAGATGTGATCCATGATTCAAAACCACCTGTTACA